TTATTTACTCCTTTCATATTCTTGTATTTCTTTTTGCCAAGAACCCATAGATATGTTATAAACAGGTATTTTATTTGTTTTGATGAATTGATATGCTTCCGCAAAATTTATAAAATTCAAATCAGCACCTTCAATTCTTGACCACATTTCACCTGTGTTTTTATCGTTATAAAAGGTTAAGGTTTTTGGGCCGTTATATCCACTACCAAAATAAATATTGCTATCTTTTTGCTCTACTTCTTCTGATTCAGTTTGTTTAGCAAGTTCTTCCATAATTTGCTTATTCAAATCTGCTAAACATCTGTCAGCTCTCTGTATATACTCAACAGGCATCTTATATTGAGCTTCAAAATCATCAAATGCTTTTTGCTCAATAAGTTCACTCATAGGAGTTATACCTAATTCATTCTTTTTCAAATTTCTTTCAATCGCTTTAATATAGTATTCATACATAGTTCTTTGACGGTTTGAGAGTTGGCTCATACACAAGAAGATTTAATGAATAAAACTGTAAATATGCAGTCTTTGACAGAAAACCCACCGTTATTATGTCCTAAAGATTTTTTTGAAGATGATGAGATTGAACTCTATCCGGGAAAGATAATTACATACGATCCACAATTATATACTTCAAGTAGTGTTCAGCCGTTAAGTTTTTCAACAAATATTTTCATAACGGATATTACATTTTTATCTGATTTAATGAGTGAAATATCGGGTATCTTTCCGAATATGGTAGGTGCGGAAGAAAAAGGAAACAAAACCGCTACCGAAATTTCTGTTAAAACACAGGGGCAAACTACTCGTTTATCTATGATTTTAGATGTAATAAATCAATATTTTATTGTATCGAATGTCAAAATTATTGCAAAACTTTGTGCGAATTTTAAATTCGGTTCAGAAGTTGTATTCCTGAACAAAGATAATAACCCTGAAAATGTCTTAATTACGGATGAAGTACGACAAGCAGAATATCGCTACACATATTCAGACAGAAATTCAATGACTGAAAGATTTAGTTTTGCGGATATGGTTATTCTTGCGGTTGAACGATTCTCAAATCATATACCTTTAGATGTTAAATCAATATTTGTTTGGTATATGGAGCAAAAGGGAGTTGAAAATCCTGAAAGATTTATTCAACAAATGCCACAAATACCACAAGAAGTACAAAATATTTTATTACAAGAACCGAGAGTACAACAAATGATACAGGGATTAAATGATGCAAAAGCACAGAATACCCCACCTGCATCACAAAAAACACCGCAAGAAGAATTGGAATCAATAGCAAGAAGTCAAGAAGCAACGATTTAACTATGGATAGAGATATTTTAATAGAGAAGTTCGATTTAGTGGGTTCATCCACTTACAAACGAATTAAAGAACTTCAAATTGAAAACATATTGCGATTAGCGAATACGGATATTAACCCTTTGATTATCAAAGGGATGTTAAAAACTATCGCTGATACGGATAAATGGGAAAACGAATTTTTGGCAGAGCGAAAGAAATTAAAAAAGGAGTAAAACAATGTCAGATGCAAATGTTTCAACAACAGGTCAAGAAATTTCTTTAGATGAACAAATTGACGGTATTTTAGAAAATTCAGATAGTTCTACTGAAGAAAATTTAGATAATGAGGATAATTCTGATGTGAATACTGAAAATAATGACAATACCGAAGAAAATAAACCTCAAATACCTGAAGAATTTTTGAACCAAGACGGAACAGTTAAAATCGAAGATTTAGTTAAATCTTATAATGAGCTGCAACCGTTAGCGAATGAAAAAGCAAAATGGGAAAAAGAAAAAGAGGAACTACAAAAACAAGCTGATTATGCAAAGCAAATTCAAGAGCAAGCACAATATGAAGCACAAAATTTAGGTTATAGAAATACTGAAGAATATGCTCTTATAACCGAAATTGCAGGAGCAACCGCAGATGAATATATGAAATATTTGCATACGGTTGAAGAACCCGACAAAGTGCGTGGTTTATTGGCTCTATATTCTAAAAATCCTACACCGGAACTTTTAGAAAGAATTGAAGATGAGTTTTCAGTTGATGTAGTTAAAAATGTTTCTGTTTTAGCCGAACGAACAAAAAACCAAATTATTCAAAGACAACAGGAACAAAGATTAGAAACTATAAAGCAGGAAGCTGAAACTTTTGTTCAAAATTCAATAAAAGATTTCCCCGATTGGTTTAAAATTCCCGAATTTACAAATTTCTTTGCGGATGCACTCAAAGTTAAAGGTGATAGTTTTGAAACTGCCGCTTTTATCAAACATCTTGAAAATTTAAAGGAATATTTTAGACGAGAGTTTATAGCAGAGCAAAACGCAAACAAAGAAAACAATAAGGAGTTAGATAATCTTAAAAATCTAACTCCTAAAACTATTCAACAAAATACATCATCCAAAAGCATAGATGATTATTCGCCCGAAGAACTTGATAAGGCGATAAGTGAACTTGTTTAAGCAAAAAAGGAGTAATATATGTCAGACGAACAGTTAATGATTACGACCTTTACCAAAGCATACAATAAGTATATTTATGACGAAATGGTAATAGGTCAATTAGCACACACAGAACTCAAAGACGGAGTTCGACACGGTGCGGAAGTAGATGTTATTATGCCTGCTATGGTAAATTTATTTGATTATTATGGCGGTGATTTACCTGATGCAGAATTAACAAACACTACTACCGCAAAAGTAAAATTTGATAAAGGTAAAGCCTTTCATTTTGAAGTTGATGAAGTCAAAAAGCAACAAATTGCAAATGCTCCCGACTTAAAGCAAAAAGTTGAATTGGCAAAAGAATATTCTTCAGATGCAATTAAACAATTTGCAGCCGCAGTTGATACGGCATACGGAAAACTTTATACACGAGCAGGACACTATTTGTCAGGAACAAATAATTCAGCAATTACTTTAGATGCTGATTATGCAAAAGAAATTTTAGCATATATGCAAGCTGAATTTAAACGAGGTGACAGAAAAGGTCATACGAATTGGATTGACGGACAAATGGTCGCTATTGTTCCACCTGAATATCAATTCTATTTGGGTAAACTTGATGAACTCAAATATGTTGAATCCGGTCATAAGAAAATAGCAAAAGGTTTTATCGGTCATTTAGCAGGTTGGGATATTGTTGTATCAAATAATGTCGCAGGTGTTGAAGAAGAAAACGGTAAAATCTCATATTATCCTTTGTTTGGTATTAAAGGTAAAACTTTGGCAGGTGGTGTTTCTAAAAACTTGAATATGAAAGACTATATGCCGGAAAAGAACTTTAATACAAGATATAAAGGATATGGCTTGTATGGTGTTGGAGCACCGAGAGTTGATTATTTAGGAACAGTAAAAATTAATGCTCCATTGGTATTATCAGAAAGGGAAGCGGCTTAAAAACCGCTTTCTTTTAATATGGAAAGGAAAAATAACTTATGGCAAGAGATGAAATTAAAATACAGTTGCCTATTGTAGAAAATACGGATTCTGTTGGCATAGAAGTAATAGAACCGCAAGCAGTAACCGTTGCTAACGGAATTACATTAAAAGGTGCTATGGAATGTATGAATAATACTTTATTCATTATCATCAATAACACAAGTTCTTCAGATGCAACAGTAACAATTAAAAAAGGGGATAGATTCCCAAACTCTATGCTTGGCGATTTGAATTTGTTTGCAACAAAATCTTCAACAACAGTTTTACAAATTCAAGATCCGGCAAGATTTATTAATTCGGACTGTGCTATTGATATTGATTTCGGTACAGGATTTGCAGGAACAATTTATGCAATAGGTAAAAAAGTCGGTTTGTAATTAGTTTAGGGGTGAAATAATTCACCCCTTTTGATTTAAGGAGCAGAAATAATGATAGAAATTAAATTTATTCCCACAGGACATATATTTTCTTTGTCTGATGAAGAAGCAAACAGAATTGTGAAAGAAGATAGGGGAAATTATGAGGTTATCAAAGGGAAAATTAAGGAAGATAAGCCGCCAAAAACGGTTAAATCGGTACAAGAATTGGTCGTTGTCAATGACAAAGACAAACAAACGCAAACAAAAACGACAAATAAAACTGAAAATAAAAATACAAAAAATAAGGAAAAAGAAAATAAATAATGGCTTTAACATTCCTCGATATATATAACGAAGTCGCAGGACAGGCTTGGTCTATGTATGACGGGGATGCGGAAAGTATAGACGAAATGGAAAGTGCTTTAAAATCTTCAATAAATAAAGCACTTTCTGAATTATGGTGTTCTTATCCGTTCCCTTTCAGAATAAAAACCTTCAATATTTCAACCTCGCAGGGTGATTCCGAATATTCTACTCCAAATGGCAATATAATCAAAAAAACTGTTTCAGGCAGTCAGGTTTATTCGGTTAGAATAGGTAAAAATTACCTTGAATATTTAGATGATTATGAAACTCTTGAAGATAGAGAAGATGTTCCTACCGGCTTTTATATTAAAAATGATAAATTATTTTTATATCCTACTCCTGACGATACATATAATGTTGTTATTGAGTATCTAACTCTTGCAATAGGTGAAGATGATTTTGGTGAATCAGTTTTCAGTCTTGAAAATGATAATGACACAATAGATATTCCCGAAAAGTATGAAAATATCTTTAAAAATGCTTTGATAACAAAATCAATGCTTTATGCTATTGCATCAGAACAAGACGAAAATTATTCCGGTTATAAAGAACAATTTGATAAAGCATACAAAATTTTAATCAGTTTCGGAGTTGTTTTGTTTGCCGTTATACAGGGAGTTCTTAAATACTTAAATTCTTATTTATCTGAATGGACAAGTTTAAAAATTACAAATTCTATAAAAGTAGATTTATTTAAACATCTTGTAAATATGGACACGAAATTCTTTGACGAAAATTCTTCGGGGATTATATTATCAAGATATTTAAACGATCCTTCTACGGCTGCTGACGGACTTATTGATAAATTAAAATCCTTAACTACAAACATAAATTATAGATTTTATGTTCAAAAAGTACAACAGGCATATTTTGACAGACTTGTTGAGAACGCAAAAAGTTTATCCGATATGGATTTTGTAACAAAAGAACGAGAAAAATATGTTGATACTTCTCAATTAATTTCTGTTACTTATAATGCTGAAGAACTTTTACTACCTGATGAAAATCAAAAAATAATCACAACAGGTTATCCATCCATAGATAAAAAACTTGGTTGTATGCAGGGTGGTGATTTCATTATCTTTGCAGGAGCAACAGGCATGGGTAAAACTTGTATGATGATTAACCTTATAGCAAGTATAGCAAAACTCGGTTTTAAGGTTGATGTATTTAGTTTAGAAATGTCATTAAAGCAGTTGCAAAACCGTTTAATATGTTCTCAAACCGGAGTAAATGCTTCTCGTTTTAGAACTCGGTCTTTTGCTGATTATGAAAAAAGAGTATATGAAAAATACATCAAAGAAACATTACCAAATCTGCCAATAAAGATTTGTGCTGAATATAACATCACCGTAGATAAGATAAGGGATATGGCAAAGAAGTCCGATAGTGACATTGTATTTATTGATTATTTAGGTCTTATCAGTGGCGAAAAGAACAAATCGACTTATGACAGAGTTAGCGAAATTTCAAGAGAATTGAAATTAGCAGCTATGGAAACAAATAAACCGTTTTTTGTTTTACATCAGTTGCACAGAGGATATGCAGATAGAGCAGATAAAACACCAAGATTATCGGATTTAAGAGATTCCGGCAAAATTGAGCAAGATGCTGATACGGTTTGTTTTGTTCATAGACCTGCATATTATGAACCAAATAAATGTAGTGATTTTGAATTGCAATTCTTGATAGCTAAATCAAGACACACACAGGGTAATACAAAAATTGACCTATTCTATGATGCACGGTCACAAACTGTAAAGGAGCAATTATCACTATGATAGGAAATTTATACGCAAATATAAAAATGTCACAAGAGGACAGAATATTACTACATCTGATAAATAACGGAAAAATCAGCAATAAAGAATGTAATGAAATATACGGTTTTAGACATTTACCAAGTGTTATCCGTTATTTGCGAAAGAGAAATATCAAAATAACAAGTGAACAAAGAAGCGGAAGTAATCGCTTTGGCGGTAATGTTTATTGGGTTGATTATACATTAGCTCCAATGAAAGAACAAACTCCGCAAGTTCAAAAAATGATACAGAATTTTAAATCCCAATACGGTGCAAAATAAGGAGTTAAACAATATGGAAAAAAGCGGACTTTGGACAAAAAGAAAGACCGCAGACTTCTTGTTTGCGGATATGATTGACGATCCTAAAAAGAGATTAGTCAAGTTAAATAATTGGATTTCAAGAAAAATAATACCCAAGAAAGTTATGGACAAAATGGGTAAAGAGATACTGTTCTTCGAAGATTTGCTAAAAGAATGGCTCGAAGAACGCAAAAGAAAGGCGGCTTAATTATGAGTGTATTTAAAAAAGGTAATAATAAATGGTATTACCGATTTCAGCTAAATGGCAAAGAATATTATAGAGCTTGTAAAGGGGCGGTTGATAAAAAGACCGCCCTCGAATATGAAGCAGTTGTAAAAGCTGAAATTATGAGAGGTAATTTAGGAATTTTGGATAATAAACCAAAACCTACATTGAAATATGCCATTAAATTATATTTAGAATATTCAGAAGTAAATAAGAAAACATATAAGAGCGATACTATAAGCACAAGAATATTTTTAGAATATTTTGGTAATGTAAATTTAGAAGATATTACTCCTGCAAAAATAGAAGATTTCAAAAGAGATATAAAAAAAGATAGGGGAAATAAAAATGCCACTATCAATAGACATTTACAAGCATTGAGTAAAATGCTTAATATCGCAGTTGCAAATAATTTATTGAATAAAAATCCTATGTGGTCTGTTAAAAAATTAAAGGAAAATAATTACAAGACAAGAGTATTAACACCTGAAGAAGAAAAAAGGTTATTTGCAGAGATTGAAAGAGGGTATGATGTTGTTGGCAGAGAAAGAAAACCCAAAACAATATATCCGTATATTCATCTTAAACCTTTAGTAATATGTGCTTTGCAAACAGGTATGCGTAGAGGGGAAATATTTAATCTCAAATGGTCTAACATAGATTTTGAATATAATTTTATTGAACTACTTGAAACAAAATCCGGTAAATCTCGTAAAATTCCAATTTCATCAAAACTTATGAAAGTGCTTGAAGAAGAAAAGAATGATACTGAATATGTATTTATAAATAAAAGTACGAATTTACCGTTTAATGATATTAAAAAATCATTTTATTCTGTATTGAAAAAAGCAAATATTGAAGATTTTAGGTTTCACGATTTTAGACATACGGCAGCTACACGCATGCTTGAAAAGGGTGCGGACATAAGAACCGTTCAAGAAATTTTAGGACATTCAAGCGTATCTGTAACAGAAAGATATACACATACAAACGCACAAAACAAGAAAAGTGCTATTGAGTTGTTATCCTCATTTTAATTTTTGCACTTATTCACTATCAAATACATTCCGACATAATCAGTTGCTAAGGTCGGGAAAAAGTCGGGAAAAATAAAAAATTACCCCGGATGCGATTCGAACGCATGACCCTCTGCTTAGAAGGCAGATGCTCTATCCAGCTGAGCTACCGAGGCATTTCACCTTTTTAATTTTTTATTAAATTGTCAAATTTTTGTCTTTTTTACCGAAGCCCTACCGCTTAGAAGGCAATTGCTCTATCCAGCTGAGCTACAGACGCATATTTTGTACTCAAATTTAATTTTTGCATGTTTAATATTATCATGAAAAGATTTTAGTGCAAGTATTATAAAAATAATTGTTCCGATAATTCAATAATGAATATTTTATAATATTTATTTTCAATTATTAATAAAAATTTGAAAATTTAGCATTTTTTTGCTTATAGTGTTTTTATAAATAAGTAAGGTAGAATCGGAGTAATTCATGGTTAGTCAAATTCCGCAATACGGATTTAAAAACAGTATTTATAATACTTCGTTTGGCGCAAATAGTGCTCAAAACCCTTTTGCCTCAATGACTTCGAATATGCCTGCCGTTCCCGTTAACAATACTCAAGCAGATACATTCCCAAAAACAGACGATAATAACAAAACAACCAATTCTATTCAAACTAATCCGTTTCAAAATCTTTCAAAAAATCAAAAAATAGGACTTGGCGCAGGTGCGGCAGCTCTTGCTACTATTGCATTTTTCATTGCAAGAGGTAAAGTTTCTCAAGCAAAATAA